ATGTTATAATTTCCAATTTATAAGATGGTTCTTCAATCACACATTTAGAGCAACTATCATACCAACCACCTTGCATGGTGGTTAGTGAATATCCTCCGAAAGTATCTACTACATATTTTAATATTCTTCTTTTTGATGATGCTGAATCTACTGCAAATAATACTACATACATTTTTATCATCTCCATAATTTAGTCGATTCTGCTGTTTCATACATCATCTCTAAAATCAAATTTTTGTAATATTTTTCTTGTAAGACAATACGATTATCTTTATCTCTCAAAACCCAAGCAATTCTGATATTACCTGCTGAATTTTCTGCTTCAACTTTTTGAATTTTGACTCCATGAATTTCATGTTTTGTTTCTATAACTTGAAAATACATCAGCAATCACATCCATATTTTTGACATACTTCTAGTCTGCATTTCCCTGCATATTCTTTTTTGGATTGTGCAATCATCATTCTCAAAAATGTTTTGTTACAGTGTGTGTCTTTTTGTCTTGCCATTTAAATCATTCCTCCATAAACAATTGCCCCACAGTGAATGCAAATACATTCACCATTTTGAATTGCGAATTTTGGACATCCACATTTGTTGCATTTCAATCCTTTGATTTCTGTTGTTCGTCTGTTCTTATCCCCTGTTAAGGTTGCTGTTGTTATTATTGTTGTCGGCATCTTTACCTTCCTCAATATAACCATAGAAGTTATAGTATATAAAGGCTTCGGTGGGCCTATTTTTGGCTATTTTTCTCTTATTATTTAATGCAATACACACACACGCACGCACGCAATACATTAATAAAAAAGCGCACGTCACACGCACATGTGGTACGTACTAAAATGTAGGGTTTCAGTACATCGTTTAGTACCCGAAAAACAATCATTTTATCGTCCAATATATTTTTAGTGTGGTATAATTTCAGTACGTACTTTTTGAAATTGCGTATTTTATTATTTAAATCGGCAGTATTAGTACGTACTCGTAATGTTTAGGCAGACCTAAACTTTTTTGTATTTCTAATATATCAAAAGTACTCCCGAAAAATAGGGGGG